GCTGACGAACATAAGCGACGCCTGGTCCGCGTTGCTATCCCCAAAGTAGAGGGGATTTTCCAACCGACTGTCCACTATGATTGTGTCCATAACCAGATACAGTCTATCCGAAATAGAGTAATCGGTAAGGTGGTGAAACCAACTGCAAAGGGGCTTGGTTTGGTTCGTAGGGCAGCACGAGACGTTGCGAAGTTTCTTCCCCCGTGTGGAGAGGATGACATTTTTGATCTGGCTAACCGGCACACTGGGCAGAAATCCCGGCGGTATCGTGAAGCAGCGGTCAAAGTTTGTCAGTTTGGAGTGAATAGGAGCGATGCTTGCATCAAGATGTTTGTTAAAGCAGAGCGATTCAACCCACACGCGAAGGTGAATCCTGATCCCAGAGCAATTCAATTTCGAGGAGCGAAGTTTTGTGTAGCTTTGGCGATGTATTTGAGACCAATTGAGGAATTGCTGTATCAATTTAAACATGCCAGCGATGGTGTGGAACCTAGTCGTTGTATAGCGAAAGGTTTGAATTCAGTTCAACGGGCCGAGTTGTTGAACTACAAATTGAAACAGTTTGATGATCCTGTCGTGTTTATGCTGGACGGAACGAGGTTCGACAAGCATGTTAGCGATGGTTTACTTAAGGTTGAGCATTCGGTTTATTTGTCTTGCAACAATTCCGCAGAATTTCGGGAATTGCTTTCTTGGCAATTGGTAAACAAATGCTTTTCCTCCTTGGGTATCAAGTATGTTAGTAAGGGTAGACGGATGAGCGGTGACATGAATACCGCAATAGGCAATGTCCTAATCATGGTTTGCATGATCATTGCCTTTTGCCGTTTCGTGTTATTCCTTATTCGTTGGGATTGCCTTGACGATGGTGATGATATTCTCACTATTGTGGAGCGAAGAGATGCGGACCGTTTCCGTACTAAGTTGAATGAGACGTTTCTCAAGTTTGGTATGGTGATGAAGGTGGGTGCTATGTGTGATAACATCCATGATGTGGAGTTTTGTCAGAGTAAAGTGGTTGAATACTCACCCGGTAGGTACAAGTTTGTGCGAGACTATCGGGCCGTAATGAGCAAAGCTGCCTGTGGGGTGCGTAATTGGCAAGATCACAAATTTAGAACTCGAGTTATCCACGCGGTTGGTACCTGTGAACTCGTTTTAGGTTTGGGTGTTCCGGTCTTGCAGAATTATGCCCTGGCCCTGTTACGT